CAAGAGCTCTCACTCTTACTCTGCCTGCTTTGTTTGGATCGTTCCTATCTTCTACTACTCCAGTAAACCACAGAAAGCCATTGTGTCCTAAAAATTTCTCGTTGTTCATCTTTTTTTTTCCGATATACCTCTTGTTTTAAACAGCACGCTTTACGCTATTAGCAAGCATTTAAAAGCAATCTACGCAAAAGGCGGTTTATCTCTTAATTCTATTACATAAACTCTTAATAGTCGCAAGATGGCCTTTAACTTTAAGTAAAATAGGGTCTTTTACATATGTCCAAGGACTTTCCGTGGCTTCTGATGGCCCTTTAAAGTATGACTTGATCTTGTTTCTTTCACGTGCTTCATCAGTAGCAAATGAGTAATCGTCTATGATTGTCTTAATTCGTTCTTTAATCTTCATAATTATTTTCTCGTTCATTTGTATTTATCTTACCTTCATATGAGTTATATAATCTCTCATTGCCACCTACCATCATAACCATCAAAAATTTAGCGACTCTTCTGCGGTTCTCTCTATTCTTATTAAAGATCATCAATAGCTGAGGCTTTGTAAGGTCCTCCGTCTTGAGCTTCATTGTTTGTAAAGAGTTCTATATTCTCTTGTGGTAATGATACGTTAAAACTATCTTTAATTAACTCTAACGCTAGTGTATGGCGCTTATTTAACGTACTAACGTGGTGTCTAGCGGCACTTATTAAGTATCTGCCAGATAGATATTTGTCATTATCTTTTGTGTCGTTCTTACTATTAGGCGCATACTTGGGTAGTGTGAAGTTGACTATATCACCCACTCTTAATTCTGTTGTTCCTGGCGCTATTATCTCTATCATTAGACTATTAGCGGCTATGTGTTGTGATACTCGTTTTTGTAATATGTTCTTACTGTCTGGTAGCTCATGTGTGTCATGTACTTTACTTGTTTCTGATTGATAGTATATACTACCCTCGTTCTTATTACCAAATGTTTGTCCATTGTCAAAATTAAAATGAGGTAGTATACCGTTATCACTTCTCTTGCCACCGTTGGCGTCTTGTTCTAAATGATTTTGTTTACCATATTCTACATTGTAATCAAAGTCTGTTTCACTAAATGTCTTGTTATATAGATCGTGTGTAATTAATCTACTCGCATATACTCCATTGGCTGTGTTGTTTAATGTGTCAAACTGTTTGAGAATTGTAAAGTTCTCTACTGATTGTAATGCATAGACAGGGTCTTCGCCAATGTTCTTAATCTTTGGTGAGTAATGTGCTTTAACCTTTCGTGGTGAACCATCTTTCTTACAAAACAAACCTTCATATGATTTAAAATTAAATCCATCGCCATTCTCAAAGAATAGAAATCCACTGTTCTCATAGTGTAATGATTGTGCGTTCTTTCTTAATTGCTCTATCGCCTTGGTTGGTTTCAATCTTGGTATAACAAACTTATGATTGCTCTTTGTTTCTTCTATCACAAGGTCTTTTTTAGTCTTTAGATAGTTGTAACATATATCCGTCACCATCTGGTCTATGTTACCTGTGAATGCTTGTGATACTCTTGTTTGATGATTACGAATAGCTTCCATGGATATAAACTTTAGTGTGTATATTTGTGATCTAGGATTAGCGCCAGTTCTATTTTTTAATGCATACACGAACATAGGGTGACCTGACTTAACAGAGAAGTCAAAGCCTTTATCTGTACCTGGAGTTCTAAAGAAAAACTCCACTCGCTCAAATCCTGTGATTGGTAATGATTGTATTGCGTTAGTACCATCAAGCAATACCATGTCGCCAGATAGAAACTTACCATCTAAACTTTCGTATATGCTGATCTCTTGTATTAGACTTCTTATAGATAATCGTTTAGGTGTGCCAGAGCCATCAAATGACTGATATGATATTAATATTACATCGCTTAATTCAAAAGCGCCTGGTCTATCTACCTTTGTAGGCATTAATTCCTCACTAATTTATCAAATTCTTCTATAAATGTATTTAAATATGATGGGTTAAGTAAATTGATTTGTCTTTTCTCATCTTGTAGTCTTTGTTCATATTCTCTATTAGAAACTGATTGTGCGCCTGTGGCATCACTGTTTACTTCTACTAGGTAAGAATAATCATCTGGTCCACTAGCTGTTGTTTTACCACTTGATTGTGTCACCTCATAATGATGTATCGCACCTGGTTCTGCATACTTGTCTATCAAAAATGTTTCAAAGTCTTGTTCACTCATTGGCCAATCATAATAAGCATCTGTTATATTGTTCGTAAGTAATACAACCCAATGATACTCTGCTGATCCAAAGTGTTTAAATGCTGTGTCTTCAGGTCTCTCTCCACTTGGTACATCATATTTGTCATATAAACTCATTTCGTTTATAACTTTTTCTCTAACCTTAACACGAGTCATTAGATCAGTAACAATCTTTGGGTTACCATTTCCTTTTAAATCGTAAAAACCTTTTTCTATTTTTCTAAAATACATATTAATGACCTATAGCAATTGTTTCTTTTGTCATTATTTCCATCTCTGTAAATGACAATTCCATCTTTGTTAATACTGGCATAGCACCTTTTTCATCTGCTTTAAATGTAGTGAATACACTTTCTGGTGAATAATCTATACTCATATCTGTCAACGCACATCTGCTAATTTTTGGTATGTACATATTGGCGCCATCTCTATACATATATGTTATTTGAAATTGCGCTGGTGCTGTTAGATAACCTTCACCTGCTTTCTCTGGCATCATGTGAAATTTAAACATAGATAAAATCTTGTTTATATCTTCCTTTTCTTTCTCATTCTTTGGAGAAAATTCAAATGGAAAACTAAATGATCTAAATGGTACATTCTTAAATACCAGTTCTGCGTTTGGGTTAATTGCTCTACCTAGACCTTTATCAATCGCCGCACCAAAACCTGGTAATGCTATTTCAATAGCGGCCTTTGTAACACCTTCTATAAATGTTTTACCTATGTCACCAGCTTTTGACATTGCATCACCTAAACCTTTTACGTCAAGTAATCCAGCCATTTGACCAGCCATACCTGTATCTATATTTTCATAACCAACTTTATAATCAAATTTAGTTCCTGTTGATGGTGTATATAAAATTATACTATCTGCTATTCTATCTTGGTATGCATTTGTTTTTGTATCCATACCTGATGATTGTTTTCTTAATATCTTATTAGATAATTGAAATCCTTGTGCTTGTAATCTTTTACCACGCTGTGCATTTGTTAATTTACCCTCACCTACTGTACCCATTGATTCTGGATACACACTTCTCATATCACCATCCATACCAGTGCCACCATATCTTGTATCTGTATTTTCTATAATATCAAATATGATATAATGACCTTCACCTAGTTGTGCTGTTTCTTGTGGATAGTATAAACTACCATATGAATATGGATTTGCCTCTGGGCCCATATGTGCCACAGGACTTTTTGATAAGTCTAGTGGTGATTTATTTGCTAGTTTAGCCGCTAATTTCTTAGGTTGACCAAATGCTGGTATCTTATTAGTGAAACCACTAATTAAATTAGTTGCTATCTTTTGTTTAATTATGTTTGAAACTTTGTTTGTAAAACTCATCTAAATATCCTTATGAGTATATTTATAACAAAATGAAGAAGTCTTACAAAGGTTTATATCGCCCCAGCAACCCAAAAAAATATGTTGGTGATGTCAATAAAATAGTGTATCGTTCATTATTAGAGCGTAAGTTCATGCTATATTGTGACCGTAATCCTGACATAACATATTGGGCAAGTGAAGAATTAGCGATAAGATATTATAATCCAGTGGACAAAAAGTACCATAGATACTATCCTGACTTCATAGTTCGTACTATCAAAGGCGACAAAATATTGATTGAGATTAAACCATCTCGTCAATGTAAACCACCAAAAACACCTACAAAGAAAACAAGAGCATTCATGCGTTCTAGTTTTGAGTATATTAAGAATAGAGCTAAATGGGAAGCAGCAACAAGATATGCTGATGACAATAATGCCAAGTTTAAATTAATTACTGAAAAAGATTTAGGTAGTTATTAGACAGCTACATCGCTTGTTCTAAAAATAGTAGCATCATCATTTCTGCTTGATAATCCAGTGCTTTGAGTTGTATTGCTTTGGTTAGCAGTTTTAACAGAGTTATCAATTATAGTGTTACCACCAGATTGAGTTTGTTTATCAATTGGCATGTATTCATTATTAGCTGGTTTAGATTTAAACATATTCTTAAACTTACTAAAGAAACCTTCGCCTTCATTATCTGAAGTATTGGGTACAACATTAAAAGCATTGTCTTGTGCTTCAGCAACACTTGTATTATCTAAATTACCAGCAGTAAAAGCAGTGTCTTGTTCGCCAGGTGTCATATCAGCTTCACTTGGTACTGGGTCTTTTGCTATCTTTTCTATATCTTTACCTGGTTTAAATTTATTAATTAAATCTATTACACCATTTATGGCATCTATAAAAAAGTTCTTAACTTTAGTAAATATACCTGTAAAAAAGTCAGCAATCTTACCTGGTATAGCCATAATAGCATCACCAAAGTCAGATAGTTTTTGTTTTATAACATCTAAATTATCAACAACTAAATCAAAACCTTTTTTAAGAGCGATTAATGCTATTACAATAGCACCAGCGATTAGTAAGTATGGTATCATAGCCATTAGTGCGCCCATTAAACCAGCCGCAAATCCTTTTAACAGTTTAGGTAAATTTTTCCCAAATTTTATTATACTACCAAACATCTTACCTACGTCTTTGATAGCATTAATTGGCGCCATCAATCCTTCAGTAAATGCTGAACCTATATCACTTAATCCATCTGGTACATACTCATTAATTCCATCACCAAGTCTTTGAAAGAAACCTCGTTTGTCTTCTTCCTCAGTTCTATTTAATACCTCTAATAACTGTGTTCTTTCTTTTTCTTTTTCAATAATAGTATTTTGTGATTTTAAAATGGAATTTCGTCTATCTTTTGTATTGCCATTTTCTTCTTGCACTAATTTTGTTTTCTTCTCTACATTTTGAATTTCTTTTTTTATAACTTCATCAGCTGCTTTTAATTCTTTTTCTTTTAGTCCTATTTGAAACTTTGATAGTATATTAATCTCACCCATACTAGTGATTTCAGCTTTAACATTATTTTCTCTTAATTCTCTAATAGTTTTTTCTGATTTATCAATTCTTGCTTCTCTTTGATCTACAAACTTAGCAAGTTCTGCACTGTAATCTTTTATATCGCCACCAAAATTTTGTAATAGTTTATCTAACTTTTCTAATCCTTGTGAAAATCTATTGACTGGTCCAGCTCTTAGGTCTTCTGTAATATCTCCAATCATTTCTGGAATACTAGGTGTGACTGCTTTAGCAGCAGCAGTAATAGATACATTCGCAGCAGCAAATATTGTATTCGCAATCTCTTTTACAGAACCTTGTATAAGTTCTTTTACTCCTGGTTCGTTAGTATTTACTACTGGTAATGCCATTATTTTTTACTCTTACTTGTTCCTGTGTATAGGCCAAACCAAGCAGCACCAGCACCAACTACGATACTAATTAAACCACTTTGTTCCATTGTTGGTGAACCTAAGTTCATATACCATATTACACATTTATATAATAAGACTATGTAAACTGTTAAGAACAACCTTGGAAATATTCTCCATGCATCAACAGCTCTCGCCATGTGTATTAATTTTGCGTATGGGTTAACACCTAAATCTTTAACAGATGTGTCTACCTCTAAATCTACTTGTATCTTTTGTTTAGGTTCTGCGATCTTTACCGCATCACTTAATTTGATCTCGTCTTCGTTTTTCATTTTCTTCCTTTATATGATTTTGTAATAATGTAATATAAATCTCTTTTTCCCAAGGCATTAGATTATCTAATTCCGTCAATGAATATTTATGATGTTGCATAAGGGCAAAATTGGTTTCATAATAGGCCTGTAGGCTATTGTGGGACAGGCTTATTGAAAAAAATCTTGTAATCCCTTAAATGTCACTTTACTTTTAACACCAGTCTTTGGATTAGTCACCTCAACTTCGTGTCGTAATTGTGGCATTGTATCAAAAAACTTTCTTATCTTCATAAATGCTTGTTGAGATAGACCTTCTAAAAACTCAATTAGTTCTTTCTTTGTACTATCTTTCGCAGGATAAGTCTTTTCACCCTCATAGATGTGGTCAATACAACTAGCGACTACGTTAAACATAGTATCTACGTTCTCTTTGTTCACATCAAAACCAGCCTTGGTTATACCTAGCGATGGATAGTTTAATACTAAACCTAGTTTTCTTTCTTCGTCTATAACAACTTTGTTATTATGGTCATCATCTACTTGTACTTCCACAGTAGATAAATTTAATTTAACATCAGTTGCTGTCATTTTGTCATCTGGACAAATAACTTTAAAGATAGCAACTTCACCTACTGACTTACCTCTAATTTGTAATAATAGAAATTCTATGTCAAACATAGGTAAACTATCTATATCAAGTTTATCAAATGTACAGGCTTTCAATATGTCTTTTGTTGCTGATATTATTTCATTATTGTTTTTTGATTCCATAGCCACAAGCAATATCTTTTCTTCTTTGACTAGAAATGGTCTAAACTGTACTTTTATATCTTGCGATGGTAAAGTCAATTCATATCTTGGTGTCTCAATTATTGGTAACGCCATTATATCTCCTTATTATATTAAATATTTAACGGTGGTATTCTAAATGGTGGGAATACTCTACCACCTGTAATTCTACCGATTGGTGCCTTTCTTCTCAATTCATTCAGTACGTCTCGTCCTGCTCTTCTTATCTCTGGTGGTAACTTACTAATAAGTCCACCAAATATACCACCAGCTCTTTTTACTGTTGGTTGTTTAAAATCTGATTGTCCTATATCCACACTTCCAGCTCTATCTAAAAAGAAGTTAACCCAATATCTAAAACTAAATGTCACTGTAAAAGTTTGTATCTCATTGGCCGTATGACTAAATGTTACCTCACTAATATTTTTTGGATAACACTCAAATAGTCTAACACCATAAGTTATATCGTCTCTCTCGTCTCTACTAGCAAACTGTCCTAAAGCAAATATGTCTAGTGGTGCAACATAATCATTATAATAATTAAAGTTATGTGTAGAATTACTAAACGCTGCCTTTTGCCACATTTCAAAAAATGTTCTTTCTCTCATAAATTTATCTGTGTAAAATGTTGCTGAAATCTCTGGTGAAGTATAGTCATAAACAAATTTTCTTGTAGGACCATTGTGTCTAATTTCTTTTTGTACACCTTCTCTACTAGGCATTGCAATCTCACTACAAAATGCTTGTACTCGTCTTTTGTTTTGATCTTGGTTCATTGCTCTTAATTGTGTTTCTGTAGAGAAACCTTGTATCTCATCAGTTTCACCTGATACTCCCTTTGGTAAGGTAAAGTTTACATAGAACCTAGCTTTTCTTTGAAAGCCTTCAGCCTCATTGACCATGGCTTGAAATCTACCCATAGTAGATTCTGGATTACCTCCAGCTTTTTGTCTTAAACGTGGGTCTGATTGTACATTATCAAGTGACCTATCTCTAGGTAAACCTAAACGTATATCAAAACCACCAATTCTTTTTCCGCCTCTTAATATTGCCATTAGTATGGACTTCCTTTTCTAAATTGTTGTACAGGCAACATAACTGCCAATGCTGCTTCATCAAAATCAACTCTTAAAAAACTTGATCTAACATGACTATACAAATATTTCTTAATGGTAGTTCTAGCAATTCTAACATTCTTAATACCATCATAGGTAGCATCAATTCTTGTTGTTGACTTCATACCACCAGAGGCATATCTTTGTAAATTGTTCAATAAACTCACTCGTTGAACAGGTCTTATATAGTGAAAGTTCATTCCCATAAATCCACCTGGAATTGTTTCTAAAGGTAGAACAAGTGGGAACCTATCATACAAAGGTAATACCTGTTTATATTTAGGGTCATAATAGAAGAAATTTAGTCTTCCTTTACTAGGAATACCATTTAATTTACCTGATCTCATAAGGGCCGCAGCAGTCACTCTATCGCTAAGTGTGGCTACATTTTTCTTATACCAGTCAACACTTTTTCTAATGCCACCTTGTTGTATTTTGATAGGGTCTAATATTGATATTGCCATATGCTAATATTTATATAAAAAAAAGGCGGCCTTTCAGCCGCCCTTTCAAAGTTATTGATGTGAGAGAGAATTACTCCTCTTCAGCCAATTTACTAAAATATGACAAAGTATCGTCATCATCACTAGCTGCTTTTGGAGCAACATCAGTACTTTTCGCAACACTACCACTTTGAGGCGGGAGGTCTGTTTTATCAGCAGTTGTTGCGCTTCGTACACCTGTAATCGTCCTATTCAGTTTCTCTTTGAGTTCGTCATAGGTTTTAAAATTATCGGGTGCAAGAAATGGTTTAAGAGGGTGTTGTGAAGACCATAATGTTTTAATATCTTCGTCACCTTCTTTAATTTGTGATACGCCCTCAAACTCGGACTTATCATAGTTCCAGTAACCGTCAACTTTTCTGATTTTTAGTTTAAAGTTTGCACCTTTCCAAAAATCAAATGGATTGATTGGATTCTCATCTTCAAACGCAGGTTGCATAGCTTCTGTAATCTTATCAAAAATCTTTTTACCAAATTTAAATAAGAAAGTTTTACCTTCGTTCTCTGGATGCTTAGGATCAGATACCACTAGAATATTTGAGTAGTAAGATAATTTTCTTTTTCTCTTTCTAGCAATTTCTTTATCACTATCTAAACCAGTATTCCATAGTCTAGTATTTTCTTCTGACACAGGGTCTTTTTGACCTAGTGTAGTTAGTGAGTTCTCAATATACCAACCACCTACATCTTGGAATGCATGTGACCATACTCTTTGCCAAGGTAAGTCTTCACCTGTTGGCGCTGGTAAAAATCTAATTACAGCAAAACCATTTCCAGTTTTATCTAGTTCTGGTTTCCAAAATCTGTCGTCTTGGTATTTTGATTTGTTATTTTGTTTGTCCTCAGGATTGAGGTTAGCCTCTATGGCTTTCGTAAGTTTGTCAAAGTTACTTGACGATTGTTTTAATGTTTCAAAGTCCATTGTATTACTCCTTGTATGTATCTTTGTATTCGTTGTTTTTGTGTTACCTGTATAATCGGTATCATAGTTATTTATAAGACTTCTCTTGTTGTTTTACCCATTTTTTTAAGCCTGCTCTTTTAGTATCTTCGTTCCAGCATTCTTTTGGTAATGATCTAGTCTTTCTAAATTCTTTGTATCGTTCACACCACTCCACTATTGTGTCTAATATTTTATATATCATTCTATCAAACATATTACCTCTAATATATCACATTATTGGCTATCTGTCAACCCTGATACACAGCTAAATCTTTTGTTTAGTTCATCAAAGTTTATATAATCAATATTTTTTACTACCCACTCTGGTACAACACTATTTACTGGATCACCACCTTTTACACCTCTAGGATTAACCTTAATAAACTTGATTTTAGGATTTTCTACCATCAACTCTTTCCATTGATTAACCCAATTGACATCAGGTATAGGTTTATTCTTTACATCTGCATAATTTTGTGTTGACTTGTACATATTGTTTACATAATTATCAAAACTTTTTAGATCATGCCCTATCATATACAATTCTTCTAAATCTTTGTTTTGATGTATTGCTACTAAAGCACTAGTTGGGCCACATGACCAACCTCTGTCTTTTCCTATTTCACTATATGTGTGTGATTTATCATTAGGGTTTACCCAACTTATATAAGTACCCGAGTGGTCAATTTGTTTACTTTCTATTTGTTCACCACCTTGTATTCTTCTAATTATACCTACCTTACCAGATATGTTAGAGCCATGAAATACAAACTCTTGTCTATCACCTCTTTCATTTTGATATACCTTAAAATTTTTCTTAGCAATCTCTATCTCACTTGGTGAAAGGTTAGCATATACAACCAAGTTATATGTTACACCTGGAATAGGGTTCCAATCTCTTAACCATAATTCATTCTTATCACCATAACCACTGTGATATATCTCATGCATCATTTGGCCATCTACTGAACATAAAACATCTGGTGTAAAATCTCTGTACAAACCATTACAACCATATATCTTACCTTGTGATTTTAATTTGATTAAATCTACTGGTGATCTACTCTCACCATTACCTATACAAAATATTGTTTTAGCCATTAACAAATACCTCTTTCATAATTAATTTACATTCTGTAGCATTAAAAGTTATAAATGGTTTCACTCTGGTAACCTTAAGTGAGATTTCAGGCCATACAATTTTCTCGGTAATTTCTTTATCCCAATTTTTAGTAAAGTTAAGAAAGTGATTAAGCACGACCGCGGTCTGGTAACTACATTTCCTTTGAATAAGTAAGCGTAACATTCTTGGATGCTGTCCATTAGGTACAGAAAACCCATCATCAAAAGAAAGACCACGAGAGCTAAAATCAGAAATAATAGTTCCACACTCTTGTTTAAAATGATAAGCAAAGGATTCTTTCCGTTTTTTGTAATCCAAGTAAACCCCTCTACCATCATTTGCCAACAGATTACCAATCCATCTCTTGCTATCTGCAAGAAAGTTAGCAACAAAGAAATCAAGTATATCATCTTGTCCATATTTTGTACTCAGTTTGTGAAAGAAGTATCTATCTTTCCGTTTTGTAAATGTGTCAAGTTTTGCATTGACCTTGCCCCCATACTTATAATAATCATAAGTGTCCGATGCGAAATGTAACTTGATAGCCAAGTAAGTTTTATATACATCAAATCCACCATACATAATTAAATGGGTAACATACCACACTTTGGATACTTCAACATTTTTAAGTTGGTAGCTTCTAACTTAATTTTTTCTTTTAATGATTTTGATATTAATGATGATACTTGACTTGTATCTAAATCATTTTCTTCACAATACCATACGACAGCATCCATATGTGAAATTCTTTTTTCTTTTACAATACTTTCAATATTTAAACTAAATTCTTTACTATTCATTGAAGTCCGATCTAACTATATGCTTTCTTAAAGCTCTCAACAATCTTTCCATATTATCAATAATATCAATTAGACCTTTATCTGTGATGTAATGCTGTTTGTCTTTTAATTTGTCGTATTCTTTTAATGAAATCTGCACCATTGGGGTTGGTGGACTAGCTTCATTTTCCATACTAGCGTCTTGCGCTCTTTCTTTTTCTCTTTGATCTTTGTCTTCACTATATGTCATTATAACTCCTATTATATAGGTGTAGGTTACTTACTCTCGCTTTCGCCTACACAGTTGCAACTCTTATAATATACCACACTTTTACATTATTGTCAAGTGTTAGTACCACTTAATAAATTTTTATTCATTATCATACCAAATGTATGAAATATCATACACTTATATGGATCGGTTGGTGCTTCTGCTACTGCTAATGTTTGGTGTTTGTCGTTTATGTAATATGTTATAGCAAATACTATTTCGCCATCTTCTTTAGCACGTTCTTTACCAAAACTTACATTGATAGCAGTAAAGCCTTTATCTTCAATATACTTATCTACTGTTGCTGGTAATCCACACATCATTGGCATTGTCATACCAAATAAGTCATACTTCTCCATATCAGCATAACTGATTGTAGACCATAGTAGACAGATTAAGATTAATAGTTTTTTCATATCTCTTAATAAGATATGGGCTATTCTTGCTTGATCTTATCTTTGTTTAATTCTTCATAATATTTATAAAAGTCGCCAATTGATTTCTTCAAAGGTTCCATATAATCTTTCTTTTCTTTTACAAATGATTGAACAGAACCATCTTCTGAAGCAAGTAAAATAACAATTTGTTCTATCTCTTTACCGTATATCTCCTCATACATTTGAGCATAGGCTGTAGTCTGCATAAAGTAGTTTTCAATCCAAGATTCTTGTCGTTCTTTGTTTGCTGTTTTAAAATCTATTACTGATAACTTACCATTGTATTCAGCGATACAGTCAACTTGACCTGCGATAGTCAACTTCTTACTGTACATAATTGTTTCTAAACAATGTATGTTGTCAATCTGATCTACATATGGTTTGATTAATCTAAAAAGACCTAATGGTAACACACCTCGTTCACTTGGTGTTAAACCTTTGATGTATTGTTCTATTAATAAGTGAGTTGCTTTACCTCGTCTAGCCGCTCTACCCATTTCCCAATTGGCAACTTTCTCACCAATCTTATCTCGCCACTCTTGTAATTGTGCTTTCTTTTGAATACCTAGTACAGTAGTAATTGATGGATAAGCTTTTCCGTCTATATCGTAAAAACGAAAACCATCTACTTTTTTACCTTTAGTAACTGGTAGTTTTGATGTATCTAAATCAATAAAATTAAATTTTTTTGCCATTATATTTTCACTTTCATATTTTAATACTCATAGTATATCATAATATAGGGTATCTGTCAAGTCTTATATAGACCTATACTTCATCATATGGTCGTTTATCTTTTCAGGTGAGTTTCTTAACTCTTCCCTATCTTCTTTTCAGCTAGGTGTGTAAGACTCATAACAAGTCTTATTAGTTTCGTTTTTGTAAGCTCTCAATATTTGTTTACGATTTTCACCATCTGATCTATACGAACAGTGCACCCAACCACTATTTGGTTCATCTACATTGTGAAACTCTAATATCATCTGATCCCATTCACAATGCTCACTAATCCATTTAACTAACTCTGCGTTAGATATGCCATGGATTTCAAAGTCAGCTGCCTGACCCTTCGCATGCTGTGAAGTTTTAGATGACCCTATTGCTTCGCAAAGTTCTGGACTTCTATACCCACTTGATATAGATACAACTCTACCAAAATGGTCTCTAACTCTTTGTAGCACATTGATACAAAGTTCTTTTAGATTATCCATATGGTCCTCACTAGGATTATTACTAATCCCTTTACGAGTTGCTGTCTGGCTCTTGGTCATTTCATTTAAACTGAAATTATTGCTTAGTTTCATTTAATTTATCCTTTGCTTTTAACTTTTCTTTTTTCAAAGAGTGAACATCTTCCCAAGTTTTATATGATCTATCATTAT